AATAATACAACAACACAGCAATTGAATAATGCAAATATGGATAATTTACAGTCAGGACAATCCGATACATTATCAGATATTAACTCATTACAGTTAATAGAAACTGATCAATTGAACCAATTAGAAACAAATTTAGCATCGGGAAATTTAACGGCTGACGAAGTTAATAATAGTATAAATCAAATAAATTCCATAGCTACAATGAGAATGAATTTATACGATTCATTAGGAAGCTATAATGATTTTTATCAAACAAATCTAGAAGTTGCTAATAATACATTATATCAACAAACACAAGTATTAAATATTTTAGAAAGTAAATTAAACGAAAATAGAAATAAAATATTAGCATTAGCTGAAAACAAAAATAACAATATTCGTTTAGCAGAAATAAATAGTTATTATGGAGATAAATATAAAGCACAGGCTAGGTTTATGAAAATTGTGATAATATTAATATTACCAGTATTGATAAGTGCTATATTAGTTAAGAGAAATTTAATACCTTATAATGTTTTTAAATATATTTCAGTAGTTGTAGGTGTAATTACTTTTTTCTTTTTGGTTAATCAATTGTATTTCTTTTCAACTAGAAATAATATGCAATACCAAGAAACAAATTATACTTTTAAAACTACCAATACTTCTTCTAATTCTGCATTTGATTCTAGTGGAAATGACGCCAGTGGAAATGATCCATGGTACACTAATAATAGTAGTAATAATCCTAGCGTATGTCAAGGTCCTAATTGTTGTTCTAATGGTATGTCATACGATACTACTTTAAATCAATGTGTCGAAGTAGAATCTTTTGAAATTTTATATCCAAAGAATACTCCTTCTTTATCTTCTAGTAAAAATGCATTACCAATACCATCACCCGTATCAGAAAATATGAAAACAGAAAATAATCCTTTAACTAGTCAAAATTTAGATTATAATAGTTATAAAAATAGTACTAATAAAAAATCAAATGAATCTATGAATTGGGATAATATATTAGCATCATTCAATAATTTAATATCTAGTACAAAACCTGATTATACAATGGGGATGGAATCACTTACAGGATTATAGTAAATAATTATCAAATACCAAAAAATAAATAATAATTTATTATATTATTATATATAGCTATACATAATAATATATATGTCTTCTTTTTCAGATGTATTATCGTCTGTTCAAAATAATCCATCAGATGCAGTTAATAGTTTTATGTCAACTGGTTCTACTACAGGAACAACTAATATAACTCCTACTATATCAACTTCATTATTAAACAGTTATAATGATATGATTACTACAATGACCAATAATTCGATATGTGATGCATCATGTCAATATGACGCTTCATTAAATGCATTATATAATGCAATGAAATCTGCACAATTAACTGAACAGCAAGCACCATATTTATATGAAGAATCAGAAAAAGCATATTATGAATTTTTAGGTGAATCGGTTCCAAATGATCATATTGACAAAAAATATTTAGAAAAATATAATGTATTCGTAGATAAATATCGATTAAAATTAGATGAAAGTATTGATCATGCTAAAAAATTAAATGAAAATTACAATACAATGTATATAAATACAAAAAATAGTTATGATTTATATTTAGGTAATTTAGCAGTTAATGAAAAATTAAGAAAACAATATAACATAACTGCATCGGATGTATTCACTAATGATCGTAAATCACTTTACGAAAATCAAGGATTGCAAACATTGCAAACTCACGGAAAAATATTGTTTTATTTACATATTTTATTTGTTTTTTGTTTTATTATCGCTATTTTTTATTACAAAACAAATTTATCTATTTATAGCAAAATATTTTTTATTATTTTGATAATAATGCAACCAATAATAGGTAGACTAATAATGTATATAATAAACAAATTAACGTCTATAATAAAAACGTTTTTACCAAAAAATGTATATTTGACTTTGTAGAAACTTACCTTAAATTATCTTAATTTACCTAATAATTAAATAAATACTTCATATCTATTTATTTAGTTATCGTCGCATAAAACCTAATATAATGAATAAAATGTAATGATAAATATAAATTAATTGTCAGTTTTTATATCATTATTACCTATTCCTTGTGTAAATTCATCTACATCTGGGTATATAATTTTAACACCATGCCATCCAGTGCTTTTACATTTACCAAATTTCTTATCCATATATTCATATAATTCAACACCTTTTGGTATTTTTCGTGCACCCTGTGATTCTTTAAACCATGAAGTAAATTCTTGTGTTAATTCTTTCTTTTTAATTTTATCATTTGGATCACCAGTAAATAATACCAATTCACTAATAAATCCAGAAATGTGATCTTGACCCTGACGATATTTATCTGCGGATGCCATAACGATAGGACAATCTTTAACAAGACCTTGTGTTTCTAATGCTTTTTTAACTAACATACTTGCAAATAATGGTGCCCAAGTAGGTAATTTTTCTTTTAAATTTTTATCCTTTGGAAAAACATATATTGGATCATGATCTGTAAGCTCATCTTCACTCTTGAATTTTGACATAAAATCACAAATACGAATTCTTCTCCATGTTCCATCATCATTACTATTGATTTCAAACAAATAATTTGCGCATACTACTAAATTAAATTGTGGAATAAAAGTTTCAGTTTCTGCATAAAGAGCACGTGCTTGAATCGGATCTGAACCGGTCAATTCTTTCATTACCCCTTCATTAATTTTCTCTTCTTTTTTTGGTTCTTGCATAACTGCATATCTAACTCCTTTTAATTGCATTACTTCTGATGAAGTTCCTCCTATATTATTTCTATCTCTTGTTACTAATGTAATAGGAACAACACCTTTATATTCACCTAATGTGCGTGTCATTAAATCTGTTAATAAAGATTTACCATTACTTCCATTACCTCTATAAATATTAAATGTTTGATTTAAATTTTCACCAATTAAACAAGATGATAGATGTTCCCACATATATGTGTTTAATTCTGGTAATGGAAATAATTGTCTCATAAATTCCGTAATTTCTGCCACTACACTAGAGTGATATTTATTTGTCATGTCAATTGGTTCGTATGGAATATTGGTAGATTTTGTAATATAATCTTGTGGATTGCCATCTCTAAAAATCTTATTTTTAAAATCCATTACACCATTCGAAAAACACATTAAATATTTGTTCGCATCCATATTTTTATTAAAATTTTTATCATAAAATATTGGAGTCGCCTCACGAATAATATTATTCTTACTTCCAGCACTTTTAAGTTTTACACACGCACTACAACATCCAGATATTTGATCTTGAAAATATTTATGTAAATCATCTTTTTCGGTATATTTTTGTATTTCTTTTAATGCTACATTTCTTTTTGCTTGATACAAATTAAACATTTCAGTGGATATTGACATTCGTAACGTATCGCCTTTATCTATTTCCCATCTGTGATTGTCATATGTATACCAAACCGAATGTTTTATATCCGAACAAATAAATCTATCTTTATTTAATTCATATAAAATCATTGCAAAATCCCAATCAGTTAATGTAGCCAACGATTCTTCAACTAAATATGACATTGTGCTATTTCTTGCTTTAATAAATTCATCATATGCATCTTGTTTCGCCCAATACATTATTGATTTACGTGTAAGACCGCTATTTTTAGTGTTAAAATAATTTTTCCATTTATTATATAAATCAGGAATCGTATCATAATTAAAATCACTGGATTTACTACGTAACATTACCCAAGATAAGAATAATCTTTCATCCGTATCTTTTAACGCAAAAGCCACCTGACGATTCAATAAATGTGAACCTGGTGCATAATATTTTTCTGGTAATAATTGAGTATATAAATGTGTTTCACGAATATAATATTCACCAGAATTTAAAACATTCATAATTTTATCAACTGCACGTGTTAATGTTTCTTTATCGTGAATATCTGTCAACTTAATATTTTCATCATCGTCTTCTGTTAATAATCTTACTTTTGTATTGCCTGCTGTTTTTTTTATTTTTTTTTGTTCGTTATTTAATTCTAATGTACAACGTTTATTAAATTCTTCTAAAATATTAGGATGGATTTCAAATACTGGGTGTTCATCATTTTGCGCTGATAATTTATATAAATTATCTGGATTACTTACATCAAAATCCGATACTTTTTCTTCTATCATCATAAATTCACCATCTGATTTATCTACTTCTATCTTAAAAATATGGGTTAGTTCATATGCTTCATTACCAGGCTTTCTAGATCCATATAATTGCCAATTTGTTCCACCTTTACTAATACCCTCATCCAATACTCCTTCCCAATTATTTATAATTGGCAAGTTTTCTAATGTGGATGGTATTCTTTGCAGTATTTTTTCTCTCAAAATCATCTGCATTATATGATCCATTTTTATTGTTATTATTATATGAATACCATCTTTTGTAACATTATTATCTGTAACAGTATTTACATTTGGTTTTTCCATTATATACACGTAAAATGGGGTGGAATCTGTGAATTTATATAATTCTTTAAGTTCGTCTAAATATAACAATACTATATTTTTTTTATCTTCTTTTGTATGTTGACGATCTGTTACGTCTTTATTAAAACGAAAATCCATGTCAACTAGTAATGGTCCATTTTTTGATAATTGTTTTTCAGTTAAATATTCTCGTTTTTTATTAACAAATACATGTTCTGCATAAATAGAAAGGAAATTACGTAATTCTTCTTTAGATATTAGATAAGAAGCACCTATTACACTATTTAAATCTTTTCCAGGAATTCTTGTATGTGTATAAGATTTATCATTTATTTCCAACGTTTTTGTATTATGTTTTATCAAATAATCTATATATTTTTTATCTGTATTCATATTAGTTTTATTTTTTTGAAAAGTTTTGAATTATTATGAATTATTGTAATTTATAATATTAATTGTATAATTAGTATTATATTATTACAATATATATTTCTATTTCATTTTTTTTATATATAAAATATATGAATTTTCAAATTCCATGATAATATCATAACAATTATATTATCATTATATTATCATTATATTATCATTATATTATCATTATATTTATACTTTTTTCCAAGAGCATACATTATTTTTATTTGGTGTAGAAATATACATATTCCCATCATTTCCTTTCATCTTTTTATTACAATTTTCATTTGCTGGATAGGGTGGTGATTTTCTATTTTTATATTTTTTCAATGTCTTACTATGTTCGTTTATTGCATTTCTTCCAGAGACACTTTTAATTTTTTCGGTTAAAGTTTTGCGTTGTTTTTCATTTAATCTTAAAGGATTAGTTTTTGTTTTTAACGCGTATTTAAAATTTCGTATCCATGATGATTTACACTCACCTTTGCATGATCCTGTGCCTATTTCTGATAATACTTTCATAGCTCCATTATATGTACCAATAAATGGCATGATATTTATTATTATATATAAATATTTTATTTTATATGAACTTTATAACAAAAGTATATAAATATAATCTATTTAGATTAAATAAATGGGAACTTATTTATCATCATTAAGAAAAAAATATAATATTTGTTATATTTGCAGAGAACAAATTATTAAAGATAATTTAATAATATGTATTAATCCTGATTGTAAAATAATTCTTTGTATTAAATGTCAAAATATTTATAGACATAATAGAAATTATTGTAAATGTCCTAAATGTGAAAGAATAGGATCATTGGGTTTAGTATGGGCTTATAAAAGAAATAAAAAATAAATACTTATATTATTAAGATGCTTGAAGAAGATTATGAACTCTTAACACCACAACAAAAAAAACGTTTAATAATTTGAATCAAGAAGGCAAAAAGATGTATTATACACACAAAAAAACCATATTTGGATGAATTGAAAAGAAAAATAGCCAACCAAAATGCAGGTCATGTCAAAACCCGCAAAACCCGCAAAACCCGCAAAACCCGCAAAACAAGTAAATATCGAATACGCATTGCTCGAAACGTGCAAAGGTGTAAAAGTAAAACAATAAAAAAAAAGAAAAGGGGGCATTTACAAAATTAAAAAAATAATAAAATAAATATTATACAATAATATATATAAACGAAATGCATAAAACACGTAAAAACTATGCTAAAATGACTAAAAAAAATAAAAGAGGCGGTAATAAAGACGAAATAACAAAATGTAAAAATACTTTTATTAAAACAAAAAAAAGATTAGATTTAGGAAAAATAAAAGAATTGAAAAAAATGTTAGAAAAACAAGCTCGCGTTAAATTTAAAAAGGATAAAACAAAATTAAATGAAACATTAAAAAGGATAAAAAATTTTACTAAATTGGATAAAAGTTTCGACAAGATTTTCGATGATGCTGAAACTCGTGCGTTTTGTAATCCTGGTTGCAAAGGGACACTTTTAGAACCAGGTAATAAATTATCCGAAAGATATTACAAGGATTTCAAAAATAGTAAAGAATTGATAGAAGTATTTAAAAAACGTAGAAATGATATTTTTGGAAAAAAAACAAATGTATTGAAGGATAGTTTTTACGAGAGTGCACCCAAAAAATATCTAGACGAAATAAAAAAAAAAGGTGCTATTTCATTTTGTTTGCCAATTACAAAAACAAAAAAATAAATTAATAAATAAGAGAATAACAGTATAAAAGTATTAGTAGTATAATTAATAACATCATTATAACACAACCATCAAACATGTCCTTTTTGATTCCACAAAAATCAAATGAATCAATAATAATAACAAAAGACACAATGAATCGTTTAATAAAAGATATAAAAGAAATAATATTACATCCATTAACTGATAATGGTATTTATTATTCACATGATGAAGAAAACATGTTAAAAGGTTATGCAATGATAGTAGGTCCGGATGATACGCCTTATTTTGGTGGATATTATTTTTTTGAGTTATATTACCCTGAAAATTACCCTTATTCACCTCCACGTGTTGTTTTTTGTACAAATGCGGAGAAAATAAGATTTAATCCGAATTTATATACAACTGGAAAAGTTTGTTTATCATTATTAAACACATGGAGAGGCGAACAATGGACTTCATGTCAATCTATATCAAGTGTATTATTAACTTTGTGTACAGTTTTAAGAAAAGATCCATTATTAAATGAACCAGGCGTTAAAAGTGATCATATTGATTTTAAAAAATACAATACAATTATAAAATACAAAAATATCGATATAGCCATTCTTCAAATTATGCTAAGAAAACAAGGTGTTTTCTTAACTCAATTTGATATTTTTAATGAAGAAATAAAAAATAATTTTATGAAAAATGCGGATAAAATTCGTGATTATTTGGAAAAAAAGAAAGAAACAGCGACGTTCATGATACATAATACTTGTTTATATAACATGCATGTAAAAATAGATTGGAAAGAGTTATATGATAAATTTATTGTTCTGTACAATATAGAAATGGCGGATAAAAAAGAACAAAAAAAATAAACATTAAATTAAAAATTGAATTAAATAAATATATATATAATTATTATATAAATCAATTATAATAATTATAAATTAAATATCAATCAAAATGCATTTTTGTTCTAATTGTAAAAATATGTATTACATTAAAATAGATGAAGACAATCCGAATAGTTTATTGTATTATTGCAGAAATTGCGGCAATGAAGATAATTTAATTACAGAAGATAATATTTGTGTTTCAAAAACTCAAATTAAAAAGGGTGAAAAGTCATTTAGTCATATAATCAATAAATACACAAAATTAGATCCAACATTACCTAGAATTAATAATATCTTATGTCCAAATAAGGATTGTGCCACAAACACTAAAAATGAACCACGTGAAATTATATATATACGTTACGATGATGTAAATATTAATTATGTTTATTTATGTTCAACGTGTAATACGACTTGGAAATCGGAGGAGCAAAATTAGGAAAAATTATAAAAAAATTGTATGTATTATATATTTTTTTATAATTACCAAATAATATTATAAAATAAAATTTATTAATTTATAATAACAAAAATATATTAAAAATAATACTATATATTATATTATATCTATAATACATATAATACATATAATACATATAATATCAAATTAAAATATATGAGTTCAAAAACGATGGAAGATATGGATGAATTAGAGGAAGTATTAGATGATGAAATAGAATCAAAAATAGAATCGGATGATGAAACTGATAAAAATGAAGCTGTAAGTGATGATGATGATACCAATGTTGAAGATATTGAAGATCTAGAATATGTAGATGAGGATAATAACGATTCAGATAATGATGCGATTGATGAGGATAATAACGATTCAGAGGTGGATGATGATATTGAAGATGTGAATGATATTGAAGATAGTGATGATGAAAAAGAAATATCAAAAAATTCTAATAAAGTAAAATCCATAAAAAAATCAAAGAAATCAGAAAAAAAGTTGTATTTAGAGAAAGATGATATAGAAGATGATCACGAAGATGATCACGATGATGATCACGATGATGAAGATGACGAGGAAGACGAAAATTATTTACAAAAATTTAATAAAGAAATTAATAAAAATTACATTGAAGACATTCACCCAGAATGTGTATATCACAATTATAATGAAATATCCGCATTATCCAAAGTTATTCGGGATAAAAACAATAATATAATAGATCCGCTACATAAAACTGTTCCATTTTTAACAAAATATGAAAAAACAAGAATTATTGGACAGCGTGCAAAACAGATTAATTCAGGTGCAAAACCATTTGTTAATGTTCCACAACATATTATAGATGGAAATATTATAGCTGAATTAGAGTTAAAACAAAAAAAAATTCCATTTATTATTAGACGACCTATTCCAGGTGGTGGATCTGAATATTGGAATGTAAAGGATTTGGAAATAATATAAAATATTTATGTTTATTTTATCTATATAACTAGCGCATTATTATCAATGAAAGCATACATATATAATTCTGGGTTTTCTTGTAAAATATTTATTTTTATTACTTCGTTATAAGATATATTTTTTACATCAATAATGTTATTCATTTTCTTTTTGTCTAACTTATTGTCTACTTTATTACCTGAATTATTTATATTGTGTAAATAATATAAGATACAAAAGTATGCAATAAATATATAAAACATGATTTAATTTAATTTACTATGGTTGCTTTATTATTATTTTTAATTTTACATAAAAATAATAATTTCGTTTCAATTTTTTTCTATAACAACCTCTTTTGCTATTTTTCGAATTATTTTTTCTTTGTTTTTCTCTCCATTGTTATTGACTCCACATCCCATTGTCTCCATGATTATTTTGTTGTATTCATCTGATTTTTTCGATTCAGGATTCATACATTCTGGATATTTATTTTCATAATCAGGTAATAATTGTAGATTCTTTGAAACTATACTACTTATTACACTCTTAATATGTTTTTTATCATCTGCTTCTTTTTGCCATTCGTCATCATCCTTAACATAAATGATTTCTCTCTTTTTATCGGTACAATGAACTGGTCGTTGTGTTACGTCTAGTGCATTCAGGCTTTTAATTATTATATTTGAAACCCCATCTACGTAACCCAGCTTTCCCATATTCTCCAAGTCGGAGAGCTGGAGAGAAATATTCTCAATAAACTCTGATAAATTCATCGCATCTTTGCATGTTTCATTCAAAAACACTTGTAAATTAAATGTATTGTTGTTATT